GCTGCTTAGCCAAGAAGGTTTAACTTTCTTTTCTTTAGCGGATCGTGTCCATGCAAGGTCTATCCTCTCTCGAGAGGTAGATACCTTACCTGTCCGCGTCGTACTCCAACCAGTTACACCGATTCCATCGGATAACTGTAGAGATAGCGAGCCCAACAAAGTTGGGTTATTACGCGCTATACCTTGTAAAACAAGGGGTAAACGTGAAATAGCTTTCTCTTCCACAATTCTTGCCTGTTCGGCAAGAAACTGAACAATGTTCAGTGAACCTGGAACCATACCTCCACCCAGTGGGTTGAGGAACAGTTCCGTATTCGGTCCCTGTTGATTAGGAATATTAGGCACCTCTAAACTTGTAAAGTAATTCTTCATTCGGTCTAGCATAGATCTGCCCATAGGGTTGAGACCTGCACCACCGTACTCTTCTGGTATTGCAACCAGTTGAGAGGAGAATTTTACAAATTTTCGAGGAACAAGACTTGGATACTCACATTTCATTGCTCTTACAACCTTCACATAAGCGAAGGGGTCAAGAAGCGCTGATGGAAATTTCAGCGGTTTCAAAACCTGAAAAGGAGTAATATAATGTCCAGCAAACTCAGCCTCGTCTACTCCTAGGAGTGACTTGTGCCAAGAGATTGGAACATCCAAATCTTTCATTACATTCATGTATTTTTCAGCTAGCTCCTTGTCGGAGATGACTAAGTCATCCCCAACAATTCGATACTGATCAACTTTACCACCTAGCGAAGCTAGGAGGAGATTGTGAGTCAGTGCGAAGAGATTGAAGGATCCATAAAGTCCCATAGGTTGTCCCTTAGTATAACTAAGAGCACCGTTAGGGGCCCATGGAGCCTCCCAGAGCATATTACAAACACCTTTAAACTCAGATATACGAGTATATCCGAGACCCCTAAGAACAGCAAGCTGTAATCTTAGTGGGAAGTTGTCTGTAGCGGCTGAGAGATCAATTGACCACATTAAGCTACCTCGAGAAAGTTTATCAAAGATCCAGTGGATCCCCGATTCTTGATCAAAGGTGCAATCTGTTTTCAATTGTTTGAGTACTTTACTCAAAGCATTATGTAAAGGCCTAAAAGCGACTTGAACACCAGAGTGGGGGTTAGCGATAACCCTTGCCTTGAACCCTCTCTCCTGAATAACGTTGATCCTCCCAGCATAGCTGGCAGGAACATCGAAATCAGGTAGAGGCACACCCATACTCTTCAAGATAGGAGTCCATGGTCCTGTTCTAAAACAGGATTCCATGAAACTTACCGACCAAGGGTGGTGTGCGTTCGAGGTATTTGAGAGTGGCTTAGAAGTTGACCAACCAGCAAAGGAAAAGTTCTCTTTATAAGAGTTCTTAAACTTTCTGGAAAATCTTCTACTAAGTTGTTCCAATTCTCTGGAATGACGATCAATAGCTGCAATATCAGGGTTGCTAAACCCTGATATATCGAAAACAGCTTTATTAATCTGAGTCTGTGACAGACTCGAACGGACCATAGACGAGGCATAGTTAAGGATACTAAGTACCTTTAACAAACCTACATTTGGAGAACGAGATAGGCCAACCTTAAAGATTGACCTAAACACACCAGTGGGAAGATTTCCACGGTGCGATACCCATTTCCAGTCTATATTCGTGTCACCATTACGGAGTTGAATGAATAACACCTTAAGGTGTTTTAGACGTTCAACTGTCCAATCTGGACCATTGCAACGAAGAAATTTTTCAATTTCTGCGTGGTATGGATTTATGGCGGATTTGAGTCCGATAGAGATTAAAAGATCGTTTAACAACTTGACATGCAGTCGCTTTGGTTTATATACCATAGTGTACTCCTTTCGGGATGTTCAACTAGCAGTTGACACGCCACGTGTTAACGGATTC